AAGAGAAGTTCGACGCCCTCGCCTCCGATCTTGACGATACGTTCGGAGGGCTCGCTGATGCCAACGGCAGGCCCAAGCCAGCTACTGACGCAATCTTCGAGGCTGATGATCCAGCGGCGGTTATCGAATACCTGACTGACCCAGACAACGCGGATGCCGCCGAGTCCATCGCGCGCATGAACGACCGGCAAGCGGGGCGAGCTATCGCAAAACTTGAGGCCACGATTGCAGCAAAAAAGGCTACCGGCAAGCCTCAAGCGTCCAAAGCACCGGCCCCACTTGAATCATTGCGGGGCGCGGGCAAGTCTGAATCTGCAGGGCCTGACCCGAGCGATACGAAAGCTTGGATTCGCTGGCGCAATGAGCAAGAGCGAAAAGGCCTTTAACCAAACCCATCAACGCCGAGAGGCGCCATAGGAAACATCATGCCAAACGCACTCATCACCTCGACCATCATCACTAATGAGGTCTTGCGCATTGCGCACAACTCGTCTGCCTTTCTGGGCAACGTCAATAGCGACTATGACGATGCCTGGTCGGGCCAGTACAAGCCCGGCAACGTCATCAAGGCGCGCGGCCCTGTGCAGTTCACCCACCGCGACGGCGAAACCGCCAACGTGCAGGACGTTATCGAGCGCAGCGTGGACGTTACCCTGCAGCCGCTGCTGGGCCTTGACTTCGCTGTCGGTTCTACTGAGCTTGCAACCAGCGTCGGCACCAACGGCAAGGTTTCTGGCGAGTTCAAAGACCGCTACCTGAAGCCTGCCGGCCTGAAGTTGGCAGCGATGCTTGATTCGCGCATCGGTATCATGATGAAAAACGGCTTTCATCAGATGGTGGGCACGCCAGGCACCCCGCCTGCTACGTTTGCCGACTTGCTGAATGCTCAGGTTCCCATGGACCGAATGAGCGTACCGCGTGACGGGATGCGAATGGCCGCCATCGAGCCAGGCGCTAACGCAACCATCGTTGCCGGTCTGTCGGGCTTGTTCAACAATCAGTCTGTACTTGGTGAGCAGTACAAGACCGGCGTCATTAAGACCGGCGCGGGCCTGGACATCGCCATGTCGCAGAACGTTCCAAGCCATACGGTCGGACCTTTGGGCGGCACTCCGCTGGTTAACGGCGCTAACCAGGGCCTAACCAATGCCGGCGCGACCGACAACCCGTTTGCCAACACCACCTCTCTGGTGACTGATGGCTGGACGGCTGCGGCGGCTCCACGTTTGGCCCAGGGTGACACGTTCACCATTGCCGGCGTGTTTTCTGTGAACCCGGAAACCAAGGCCAGTACGGGCGTGCTGCAATCGTTCCTGGTGACGGCTGCCGTTAGCTCTGACGCAAGCGGCAACGCCACTATCGTGGTGAGCCCGGCAATCATCGCAGGCGGCGCGTACCAGAACGTGACGGCACGCCCTGCGGACAACGCGGCTATCACCATCACCAGCGGCGCGGCCAACACCACTTACACGAACAACATCATCTTTCACAAAGATGCGTTTACGTTCGTGTCCCCCAAGCAAGAACTGCCTGGCGGGATGGACATGGCTTATCAGGCTTCGATGGCTGATGAAGGCGGGATGACGCTGCGGTTTGTGCGTGGTTACGACATCACAAACAACCGCTTTGTGAGCCGCTTTGACATCCTTTGGGGTGGTGCTGTGACCCTGCCTAACTTCGGCGTGCGTCGCACCAACTGATTGTGCAGTGCCGGGGCGGTGCTTGCAGTGCGCCGCCCCATTTTTTGGAGGTCTGATGTACCCATTGAGCATGCAATTGTCTGGTGGCATCGGCTTTGCTGTTGCCAACGACGAAAACGAGCATAAGGCGCTGACGCTGGCCGGATATGGCCCGGAATACGGCAAGCCTGAGCCTGCAAGTGCGGAAGAAGAAGCCGCAGAAACAACTAAACGCGGCCCCGGCCGTCAACGCAAGGAATCCTAAAAGTGACAACGGCCCGAAGCATCATCACCGGTGCGCTTACGTTCGGGCTGAACCGTCTGTCTCCGGGCGAAACGATGGACGCCGATGTGGGCGCGGTGTGCCTGGATGCGCTGAACCATATTGCCGATGAACTGAACGGCAGCAAGGCGTTTTTGTTCCGTGAAGTGCTGACGACATCCGGCCCTATTACTGGCGCGTCTGGTGTTCTTGGCGTTGACTGGCCGACGCTTGTTCCTGGCGATGAAATCGCGGGCGCAACCAGAGGCGCAAGCGCCGATGAAATGGACTCGCTAACGATGGCGCAATACGCGACCATCACCGACAAGGTAAGCACCGGTGACCCGCGCTACTACGCACACGATGGTCTGGCTACCGTGTACCTGTACCCGGCCGCATCTGGTCAGACGATCACCCTTAGAACCAGGGCGGTAGTGGCTGACTTTGCGGACCTAGACACAGACTACTCAATGCCCAAAGGCTACAAAGCGGCTCTGTCTGCTTTGTTGGCTGAGAAGATGGCGCCGACGATGAGCGGCGGTGTGTCTGCACCTGTGGCACAAGCTGCGCAGAAAGCGCGCAACCAATTGGCGCAGCAGTCTGTGAACCCCGCGATCCTGAACGGGTCAAACGGCGGCGACAACATCCTGTCGGGGTGGAACTGATGGCCGGCGTCGCCACGATGAAGGCGATAGGCCCAAGCTACACGCTGGCAGACCGCAAAAGCGCGGTGCAGCGTGCGGTAAACCTTTACATGCGCAGCGTCGAGGGCCTGGGAGAAGACAAGCAGGTAGTTCTTGACTCTGCGCCAGGCCTGACATTGTTTGCCACCATGCCTGCGGCAATTCGTGGCAGCTACAACGCGGGCGGCCGTTGGTTTGTCGTTGCCGGCGATGCGTTGCTAGAACTGACGGTAGGCGGCACTTACACCAACAGGGGCACGCTTGCTACAACTGACGGCCCGGTCAGTATGAAGTACGGGCGGGATCAGCTTGTCATCGTTGATGGCCCCAACGGCTACGGGCTGACGCTGGCGACCAATTCATTCAATCAGATCACAGACCCAGACTGGAGGGGGTCTGATGCTGTCGATGAAATGGACGGCTATTTTATTTTTGTAGACCCTGGAACAGACCAGTTTTACATTTCTGCGAGTGATAGCGTTTCGGCGTTTGATGCCCTTGATTTCAGCAGTGCAGATACCAGCCCTGACAACATCGTCACGCATCGTGTGATTAAGCGGGAGCTTCACCTTTTTGGCGAAGTGTCAACGGAAATTTGGATCAACAGCGGCGATCCTGATTTCCCGTTTGCACGCTACAACTCAACGCCTATTGACGTTGGAATCGTTGGCAAGCGCGCAATCATTTCTACCGCTGACACGCTGGTTTGGGTTGGTCAGACCGACAGGGGCCGTGGATACGTTTACAAGATGCAAGGCCATCAGCCTTTGCGTATAAGCACGCAGGCGGTAGAGGAAGCTCTGAGCGCGTCCACGGATATATCACAATGCTCTATGTGGACGTACCATATTGAGGGCAGCGAATTCGTCGGGGTCAATGCGCCAGGATTGTCTACTACGTGGGTTTATGAGTTTGCCACGGGCCAATGGCATGAACGCGGGGAATACTTACTGGGCGAGTGGGCGCCGCTTCGGTCGGAGTCGGTTACGTTTGTTTTTGGAAAGCACTACGCCTACGCTGGCGACAAAATTTACTCAATGAGTCGTGATGTTTATGCGGTTGATGGCGTGCCTATGGTCCGAGAGCGAACATGGCCGCACCTTGTAGCGCCCACCTTTGAGCCGGTGACGTATCGAGGGCTTGAACTGGCGTGCACTTCGGGGCATGGCGGGAACATCACGCTTGAGGTGTCGAACGACGGCGGGTTTACTTTCGGCCCCCCGCTGATACGCAGTCTTGGCGCTGTTGGCCGCTGGATGCAGCGCATTCGATGGCTCATGCTGGGTGCTGCCCGTGATCGAGTGTTTAGGCTGCGGTGCAGTGACGCAGTGCCCCTGACAATCCATGCTGCGGCCGTGGATGCTTAGCAATGGCTAATAACGTTGCTCCACCAAGAAACGGTATTCCCATAGGTACTGCGCGCATATCCGGGCAAGCGGTGCCAGTAGAGGTTCACCCGGAATACCTGCGGTGGTTTGAAAATCTGGTGTTTAGGCTCGGCGGCGTTACTGGCCCAACGGCAACAGACCTTGCGGCTTCGGCATTTGAAGATGCCGGCATCGAGGAAAGCAAGCTAGATCTATTCAGGCTTGAAGACGCAGCAGGTCAGGCGGCGGCATCACTTGAGATTCAATCGTTAATTGCTCGCGCATCACTTAACTCCAGCCAGGCCCCGCCAGTTTTGCAGATTGAGACAGAAAACAACATCAGCACAGAGCTAGAACACTTGCGGGCGCAAGTGGCTGAATTGACAAAGGCAGTGAAAGCACTGCAACAAGGACTTACAGCATGAGCGTAACAAGCAAGCCACTTTACCCGGCCGCGTATCTTGGCGCTACAGACACGACCCTCTACACGGCGGGGCCTGGCGTTCGCACCATTCTGGACAAAGTTACGGCATTCAACAGCGACACAGGTGCGCTTTTGGTGTCGTTGAACCTTGTGCCAAACGGCGGCACTTTGGGTGCTGCAAACAGGGTTGTGAGCAAGACGATAGCAGCAGGGGATACATATACCTTCCCTGAAGTGGTGGGCCATGTGTTGGAGTCAGGGGGCACGCTTTCAGGCATTGCTGCCAGTGCGTCGAAGATCGTGATTCGTGTGAGTGGGCGCGAGGTTGTCTAATGGCTACTAACCCGCTGGTGTCAGTCGCAAGCCGGCAATACACGCTGCCAGAATGGGCGCGGCAGTCTGGCAGCGCTGTTGACTTGCGCAAAAGCCCGTTTTGGAGAGCGCAGGACAACGGAAGCGGAAGCGGGACGCTTGGAAGCGGCGACGGCAGCGGTTTTTACGGCCCGCTTAATCAGTTCGCAGGCCAGCAGGTCGGCAGCGGGGATGGCCAGTACGGCACCGCCCCCGACATTCAGGGCGCGATTGATTGGTTGGGCGGCAATCAGTTGATGCAAGCCTATGGCGGGGACAGCGAAATAGCGCGCTGGATACAGGACTCGCAGGGCAACATCACCGCAGCGCCTGAAATCACCCGCAATGAAGACAGCAAATTTTGGACTGGCGCAAAGCTAGCCGCTGCTGTAACGGGCGCGAATTTGTACGGCGCTGGGGCTGCTGGTGGCAGTACTGCAAGCGGTGGCGGCGCGGCGGCTGACGCCGGTATCAAGACGATTGGAACGATTGCCCCGGGCTCTGCGCCTGTTGGGTCTATTGCGCTAACGGCGGGAGAAGCGGCATTGCCAGCGCTGGGGGCCATTCCAGCCGCGCCTACGGCAGCCATTGGCGGCGGGCTGGCTGCTGCTGGTGCGGCCGGTGGCGTCGCACCAACTGTAGCGGGTGGCGGCGCTGGCGGCTCAATCATTGATGCTGTCAAGGCGGCAGGGGGAAATATGGATTGGTCAGACTGGGCAAAGCTCGGAACAACGCTAATCGGTAGTGGCATCCAAGCCAATGCAGCAGGCAAAGCCGTTGATGCTCAGGCACAAAGCACGAATGCGGCCATTGCAGAGCAGCGCAGGCAGTTTGACTTGCAGCGATCAGATAGCGCGGCATACCGTGACGCTGGCGTCAACGCACTGTCGCAGTTTCAGACGCTGAACAACACCCCGACAACTGCCGCCGATGTGATGCAAGACCCGGGGTACCAGTTCGGGCTTGACCAGGGGCAGCAGGCCATAGACCGTAAAGTGGCTGCGATGGGCGGGCGCGTGTCTGGGCAAGCCATTAAGGCTGCTGGCCGGTTTGGCACCAACTACGCAACAACCGGCTACACGGCTGCAGATCAACGGCGAAACGACCGCCTGAACCGCCTGGCATCACTTGCTGGCATCGGTCAATCTGCAACCAATGCAAGCGCGGCTGCGGGTAGCGCGATGGCAAACAACATCAGCGGTCTGGTGACAGGCCAGGGTAACGCTGCAGGCGGCGGGATCATGGCCCGTGGAAACATCTGGGCTAACACTGCCAACCAATTGGCCGCACTCTACGGGCGTAGCAATCAGCCAAATCAAGCGCCTGCAAGCTCTGGCTGGGCTGGTGGCGGCTGGGGCTCTGGCAACGGCTGGGGAAATCAAGACATGGGCATAGAGTACGGGGGCTGACATGGCAGCGCAGAATCTGTTTCAAAGCTACCTGCAGCCCGTGCGGACGGTTGCCGACTATGAGGGCGACCTGCAACAGCAAGACATGCGGAAAATGCAGCTGCAAAGCGCCGCCCAAAACAACGCAATGGCGGGTCTTGTGCAGCAGCAGCGCGCCCAGGCCATGCAGCGCAATGCGCTTGTACAGGCAGCGCAGCGCGCAGCAGCCCAGCAGGCTGGCGGCGATGAGGGGGCTTATGCCAAGAATCTGCGGTTGTCTGGCTTCCCTGAGTTGATCGACCCTGCCGAAAAGGTAGACAAAGCAGCTACTGAGCGCGGCAAGGCCCAAAGCGAAAATGCAAAACGCGACACGGAAACCGAGAACAACGTCATAGCAATGTGGCGGGACATGATCGGCAATGCAGTTGACCAGCAGCAAGCCGCCCAGATGTTCACGGCGATGCGATCAGACCCGCGCATAGCAAACACCCCGGTGGCTAAGGTTCCGCTTGAACTGGGCTTGCGCTCGCTTGCTGAAAAGCCGCTTGACCAGTGGAAGAAAGAGTTCGCGCTAGGTGCCACCAAGTACGTGGAAATGAACAAGCCCACGTATCAGCAGCAGAACCTCGGCGGGACTATGCAGACCCTTGCGCTGCCGGGGCTTGGTGGTGCGCCTACGGTTGCGGCTGCTGCGCCTATCACGCAGAGTGCAGACAACAAAGCCAATAATGACCGCATGGCTGCCGATGCTTTGGCATCTCGGCTGCAGTCTGCGGCGCAGTTCAACCAGCGCTTCAAATTGGAAGCAGGAACCGCTACCGCAGATTTAGGCGGCCCCGATCAATCCAATTTGGTAAAAAAATTCGGAAGGGCTTCGCCCGGCTACCGATGGAAATCGGACGGCAGCCAAGAGGCTATCCCGGGCGGCCCGGCTGACCGAAAGAACACTGACGCGGGCATTCGTGAACAACGCCAGCGTGAGGCATCTGTGGCGCAGGCTGACCGTGTTCTCGCAAAAGTTGACCAAGCCCTTGATAAGGTTGGCATAACCACTGCTGGCCCTGGGTCGGTGCTGTCGGGCCTGCCGGGCACCGATGCCCGAAACTTGGATTCGACCCTGCAAACCATCAAGGCAAACTTGGGTTTTGCAGAGTTGCAGGCCATGCGTGACGCATCGCCCACGGGCGGCGCACTGGGTGCGATTGCGGTGCAAGAATTGGTTGCACTGCAGGCGACCGTGGCATCGCTTGACCAAGGGCAAAGCCCAGCGCAGCTTCGCAAGTCGTTGGGCGATATCAAACGGCATTACACGAACTGGAAAAACGCGGTTGAGGGCAAGGAGGGGAAACCCCCAGCAACCCCGCCAGCACCTAGCGCAGTCCAGAGCGGCACCGATCTCGGCGGCGGCTTTCGGGTGAAGTGATGGCAGAACGCGACTACACCATCATCGGCCCAGGCGGGCGCGAACTGACCATCACAGGCCCAGATGGGGCCACGGCGGAACAGTTGCGGGCAGCGGCTGAAAAGGCGTTCGGTGCAGCCTCTGAACCATCCATTGGCAAGCGTGCGCTGCAGCAAGTCGGCAACCTTGCGGCAGGCGCTGTGCGTGGCGCTGGCAGCATCGGCGCAACCCTGCTGGCCCCGGTTGATATTGCAGGCGATGCGTTGGCCGGCAGGGGCCTGACGCTTGCGAGCAACCGCCAGCGGCGCGCAGACATGGACGCAGCGCTGTCAAGCCTGGGCGCCGATACAAGCT